CCAACCATAAGCAAGATAAGACACGGTGCGCCGATTAGCGATATGGTCATTTTGCGCATTCATGAGAGAACAGATATTCCGGTCAGAGCAATACGAGACAACATGTAGAAAAGGGGCTTTCGCCCCTTTGTTTTACCATGCTGCTGCGTCTTCGTCTTCTTCAACTTCGTACCAATCTTCAGTTTCTTCATCATAGACATAAGTAATGTCTTCTGCTTCGTCGTACCAGTATTCATTGCCTTCGTCATCAAAGAATGTTGCGTCTTCTTCTTCATACTGGACAACTTCGTAACCGTCGCCGATATAGATCAATTTGTTTTCGTAGTCAATAATCATGCTCATTTGTTTACTCCAAGAAAGGTTATAGGGAACTGCAAGCTAATAATAATCCTGTCATGTGGCATTTAGATGACTATTCACACATAAAATATTGAACCACGGAAATAGCACTTTCCGGCACTTTCATCTAATACTTGGCATAGTTCTGGCGGTAAAAGTTTTCCTTCATGAAATTGCAAAACAGCGAATCCAGAACGCCAGTTGACGCTTGCGTCTTCGTGGTAGCTAAAGCCTTCTGCGTCAATTGCTGATAGTGTCCCTGTATCGACCCCATACCTGTCGCCTGTGTAATCTGACCAAGGCGTTACTTTTAATGAATGTAAGTGACCACTAACAAACGAGGTTCCGCTTTTTAAAGTGTTGTTATAAACAGCATGAATTCCATTGTGCCACCTATGTTTTATCATGCAATTTTCATTAACCATAATACTGGTGCTAAATTTCCATCTAGGAAAATGGTCAGTAAGATTAAATCCTGCTACGCCCTCAAATGCGCTACCAACTTGGGCGGCTAGACGAGTGTTAAAGCGCATGTCATGGTTGCCCCATGTCCAATGTAATTTAGCATTTGCGGCAACAGCTTCAATTTCACCTAGACGGTCTGCACAAGCTTGTAGCTCTTGTTTTACGGTTGGGTTTGATTTCCAGCCTTCCGGATCAAATCGACTAATTGCAGAACCGTCGAAAACGTCTCCGTTCATAATAATCATGCGGCAGTTTAATTCTGGTATTAATTTAACAAAAGCTCTATGCGCTGCGGATATTTGTCCAGGGTGATAATGGCAATCACTTGCCACCATAATTAGGCCTTCATCCATTTCTACCCGAACGCGAACACCATTGTTAGGAATTGTTACATTGCAATCAAGAGACCTTTTATCGGTAGCAAGTAAAGCTAATCCAAATTTATTTTCAATTTCTCTGCGTTTTGTATATACAGTTCTAACCTGAATATTCAAAACTTCTGCTACTCTTGTTGCTGATTGATATTTGTTCCAAACTGCTATAAATTCTTCGTCGGTACAAGATTTGGCAGTCATTTTTGCCTTTCGTTGTAATACATTTATAAGTACAACAATAATAACAATTAATTAAAGTAAACTGTTAATGTTAAATCTTGATGAATTTGAACCGGCTAAACAAAGTCCAGCTGGTGATAGATACTGTAGCAATTGTTCGTTGACTAAAAATTCACAAGGTGGTTATTGGAAAATAATTGCAAACGGAAAGAATAGACGTTGGCTGTGTAGCAGTTGCATGAACAAAAAAATAGATGGCAAAAAATAAGCATTACGACAAAGTTGCTGACCTTGGGTGCATACTATGCAAAAAGATTGGTTATGACGGAACTCCTTGCGAAATTCATCATATTCGCCGCGCTGGTCGTCGTGATAGCGCCCCTACTATTGGTCTGTGCCCTCCACATCATCGCGGTAACATTGGTATTCACGGAATGGGGCGTAAAGCGTTTGAGAGGCATTACCAAACGACAGAGGAAGAACTCTTAGCATGGACGAAAGAACTGCTTGATATTCATTAATGTTCCATTACCACCCTCTGTGAATCATTATTGGCTCCAATCTGGTAGCCGTCGCTATTTATCCAAAGCTGGCAGACAATACAAAATTGATGTTGCTGAATGCGTTATTGACCAAAAAGTGCCGAAATTGGGCATAAGCAGGTTGAAGGTGCTAATTTATTTGCATCCGAAAGACAAGCGCAAGATTGATCTTGATAACCGCCTGAAAGCTTGTTTAGATGCTTTGCAGGATGCCGGTGTATTTGATGATGACGAGCAAATTGACCATTTGACTATTCAACGCGCTGCTATAAAATCAGGTGGTGGCGCAACAGTAGCTATTGAAGTTATTGACAAGCCATTAACTTAAGTTAATAATCGTAGTAATTTCTTTGCAAAGAAAAGGGAAAATATCATGGGTAAGATGGATTCTAACAAGGGCGTTAAGAGCATGACAGGCGCAACACCACCAAAAGGTGCTGATATGTCTGATTCAACTGGCGAACGTCGTGGCAAGATCGTTGGCGGTGTTGGCATGGGTAAAGAAGACATGACCGGTATGGACAAAGAGTTCAACACCGGCAAAACCGCTGGCATTTGCTATACGCACACACGCAACAGCTACGGTCAATAAAGGTTAAATCATGGCTAAATTGCATGATCCAATGGTTGGCGCTAAAAGCAGCACCGGCATTAAAACGCCAAAAGGCGCAACTACTGCTGATACTGGTGGCGAAATGAAGCCAGTTGTTAAAGGCGGCGTTGCGATGGGTAAAACTGAGGCTGCGGGTGATTACAAGGATTTGAACACCGGTAGAACCAACGGCATTTGTTACGAACATAAGCGTTCGTCTTACGGTCAATGATTAGACTTATGCAAGATAGGGTGCTAGTTAAACCTAGCATCCGACAACTTTCCGAAGTCCTGATAGTAAATAATCGGGAATCTTTCAACATGGGTACGGTGGTAGCTGTTGGCCCTGGCAAGCGTGACAAGCGCGGCAATGTAAAGCCATTAGATGCCAAAGTTAACGATTCAATCCGCTATGGCAACGGTGATTATTTGAAATGGCCAACGGTAAAGCTGAAGGGCGAGGATTACCAAATCATCCAAGAAGCTGATATTTGCTGGATTGAAAGGGAACAAGATGCCGCCTAAACACGATAAACCTATTGCTCACAAGACTACCGGCAAAGGTAAGACTTACAACCCGACCGAAAAAGGTGCGGGTATGACAGCTAAAGGTCGTGCGGAATACAACGCAAAGAATAATTCAAACCTTAAACCACCGGCTCCGCATCCAAAGACTGATGCAGACAAAGGCAGGAAAGCCAGCTTCTGCGCAAGAATGGAAGGCGTAGTAAAGAATGCTAAAGGCCCAGCTGAACGTGCAAAGGCATCATTAAAGAATTGGAATTGCTAATGGCTACTAAACCAGGTTTATATGCAAACATTCATGCAAAGCAGGAACGCATCAAGGCTCAAAAAGCTGCTGGTAAGCCAGTAGAAAAGATGCGTAAGGTTGGCAGCGAAGGCGCACCAACTAAGCAAGCGTTTATTGATTCAGCTAAAACGGCAAAGAAAAAGTAATGCAAATTGTTGAGCGCAAGATCGAGGATTTAATTCCTTACGTAAACAATAGTCGCACACATTCAGATGCGCAAGTCGCTCAAATAGCTGCCAGCATTAAAGAATTTGGCTGGACTAATCCAATACTGGTCGATGGTGACAAAGGCATTATAGCTGGTCATGGGCGGCTTCTAGCGGCTAGAAAGCTTGGGCATACACAAGTACCGACAATCGAGCTGAAACACCTTACAGCGGCTCAGCGCAAGGCTTATGTCATTGCTGACAATCAGTTGGCATTGAATGCTGGTTGGGATACAACGCTGCTGACATTAGAGCTACAAGAATTGCAGAAGTTAGATTTTGACCTTGAGTTGCTTGGTTTTGACCCGAAAGAGCTAGACAAGTTATTGGGGCCGGAGCAGGTAGAAGGTTTTACGGATGAGGATGCGGTTCCTGACGTACCAGAGGAACCAATAACTAAGTTAGGCGATATATACCAGCTAGGCAACCATCGGTTAATGTGTGGCGATAGTACAAGTATTGATGCTGTTGAAAAGCTTTTAAATGGCGAAAAAATTGATCTTGTATTTACTGACCCGCCTTATAACGTTGCATTTAATGGTAGGTCTGGCAAGCACGATGTAATTAAAAATGATAATTTGCCAGAAAACGAATTTAATAATTTTATTGCGGAAATATGTAATGTAATAAAAATTGTCGACCCTAAAGCATATTACATTTGGTGCAATTGGAAATTTTACGGCGTTTTGCAAAAGTTGCTTGATTACAAAACTTGCATAGTTTGGGCTAAAAATGTATTTGGCATGGGGCAAGGTTATAGGCATCAACATGAGTTTTGTTTATTTAATGGCAAAATTGATGAAATTGTTAAAAATGAAAGTGATTTGTGGGAAATAAAAAAAGACTCCAAATACGTTCACCCAACACAAAAGCCAGTAGCTTTATCAGTAAGGGCATTTAGTAACCACGTTAAGCTAATAAATGTTTTAGATTTGTTTGGTGGCAGCGGAAGTACCCTTATTGGCGCACAACAAACAGGACGTAAAGCATTTGTAATGGAACTAGACCCTAAATACTGTGACGTTATAGTAAAGCGGTGGGAAGATTTCACCGGCAAGCAAGCAGAATTATTAACCATTTAGCAATATTTCCCCTTTATAAAACAAAATGGTAGAACACCAACCAACTGATGAGAACAAAAGGCTAGTGGAAAGCAGTAGCGGCCTTGGTTTGCCTCACGAAATGATAGCTGCGCTTATAGGCATAGACGACAAGACGCTGCGCAAGTGGTATCGGCCTGAGCTTGATATGGGCAGGGCTAAAGCTGGCGGTCAAATAGCTAAGACGCTATACAACAAAGCGATAAGCGGCGATACGACTGCATTAATCTGGTGGACTAAATCACAGTTGCGTTGGTCTGAGACCGTCAAACAAGAACTTACAGGTCATGATGGCGCACCGCTGCTATCAGGCATAGAAGTTAAGTTCGTAAAGCCAAATGAGTGACATTCTTGCCCAGGCTATAGGCAAAGCAGAGTTTCCCGAAAAGCTGTCGGTATTATTTGAAAAAAGCCGATACAAGGTTTTGTACGGTGGTCGTGGTGGCGCTAAGTCTTGGGGCGTGGCCAGAGCATTATTAATCCTGGCTGCTAAAGACCCGCTTCGCATACTTTGTGCGCGTGAATTCCAAACTTCCCTAAAAGATTCAGTTCATAAGCTGCTGTGTGACCAGATACAGGCTTTAGGGCTCGAAACGTTCTATGACGTAACACAAGCCACAATCAGAGCTAAGAACGGTTCAGAGTTCAATTTCGTTGGTTTGAAGAACAATGTTGCCAACGTCAAATCTTATGAAGGTGTTGATATTTGCTGGGTTGAAGAAGCTCAGACGGTTAGCCGATCAAGCTGGAATGTCCTAGTTCCTACGATTCGTAAAGAAAACAGCGAGATTTGGATAACGTTTAATCCTGAGTTAGAAACTGACGAGACGTTTCAACGGTTCGTAGTTCATGCGCCCGATAACGCAATAGTTCGCAAGATCAACTGGTCAGACAATCCTTGGTTCCCACAGACGTTGCGCGAGGAAAAAGACCAGCTAAAGCTTAGAGATATACAGGCCTACAACAACGTTTGGGAAGGCTTGTGCCGCATTACGGTTGACGGTGCAATCTTTGCAGACCAAATGCAGCAAGCTGAGTTTGACGGCCGGATTACTAAGGTTCCCTATGATCCAAGCAAGCCAGTTCATGCAATTTTCGATCTTGGGTGGGCAGACCATACAGCCTGTTGGCTAGTGCAATTTGTTGGAATGGAAACCAGGCTGATTCGGTACTTTGAAGATACGCAAAAGACCATGACTTACTACTTGGCTAAGTTGCAGACGTTTGGTTATGTGTACGACACGATCTGGCTACCGCATGATGCAAAAAATAAAACACTTGCAGCAGCCGGCATGACCATTGAAGATATTGTCAGAAATTCAGGATATAAAACTAGGGTTTTGGACAGGGTTCCAACTGTTGACAGCATAAACGCAGCGCGTACAATCTTCCCAAAATGTTATTTTGATAGAGAAAACTGTGCTGAAGGCTTACAATGTCTGCGGCATTACCGGTACGAAGTTGATCCGGATACTAAGCAATTTAGCAGAACGCCGCTGCATGACCATTATTCTCATGGCGCAGACGCCTTTAAATATCTTAGTTTAATGATTCAAGAACCGCGTAAACAAAGGCCAAGGCCACAGTCTGCGCACCTTGGCAACCCTGTTAGTTGGATGGGATGATGGCAAATAATCAACAAGGCGACTACGATCCAATCATCGAAGAAGCTAAACAGTTTCTAAAGTTCTGCAACGACGCTGACACTATGAACCGTCAAGAAGCGTTGGAGGACTTGAAGTTCGTCAATGGCGATCAATGGCCGGTTGAGCTACAGAACAGCCGAAACTTAGAATCCCGCCCATGTCTGACTATTAACAAGCTAGACACATATTGTCGGCAGGTTATCAATCAGCAACGTCAGCAAAGACCGCGAATTAAAGTTCATGCAATGAATACCAATGAACAAGCGGCAGAAGCGCAGATTATCCAAGGCATTATTCGCCACATTGAA